CATGGCAAATGCAATACTAGCAGCCATTGCAGAAGAAGATACTTTTGAGATGCCGTGGTCTTTAGCAGATACAGGCACAGGTATTATGACTACAGTGACACTAGCCGATGTAAAACTAGCACATCAATTAGCCGTCCAGAATATGGCCTCTGTTTGGGGAGTGTAATGAAATTACTAGCATGGGTTCAATACACAGATAAAGTATTAGGTGGGGATTCTAAGTTTTTTAGAATCCGTATCAATCCAAAGTACGAAGGTGACTTGGGATTACTGGCTCACGAACATGAACACGTAAGACAATGGTATATGGTTACCAACATATCGTTCTTTTTAATGTGTACAGCCTGTCTTATATTCTACCCTATAGTGCTTACACACCCTCTCACAGTACTTATGTTGTTATTCTATAGTTCTATGGTTTATAACGCAGCTACGATGATGTCTAAGAAAATTAGATTTAAAGTAGAAGTAGCTTGTTATGCCAAGCAAATTAAGATGTATCCAGAAGAGCATACTGAGCGTTATTTGAAACACTTCTCTAAATTTATAGTGGAGAATTATGAATTAAACGTGTCTCAGGAAGATGCTAGAAATGCCCTAGTAGAAGCACTGTATTAAAACGTCAAACATATCTACACTAAATGAAGTAGAATAATAGCTCCGTATACCACTAACAGGTGATTAATGAGTTGGTTAACCCTATTAGCAACCCCTATCAGTAAAATGGTTAGTGGTGCTACTGACATATTTAAAGTCAAACAAGAACGAAAGAAGCTCGCTGAACAAGCAGTAGCTAAATTAAATCAATCTACCCAAGATGGTAAACAAGAAGTCACCATTACTGATGCAGAGTGGGAAGCCATAAATGCAAGTAAACAAGACTCAACTTGGAAAGATGAATACATAACTATTGTTATTACTTCACCACTAGTAATGATGATAGCAGGAGCAGTCCTGTATGTGTTCTACGAGGACATACGGTTACTGGAAGCAGCAACAGCAGCATTAGAGGCTATTGGCTCGGCAGGGATTGATATGGGTTTTTTAATGGAGGCCACTGTATTAGCTGGCTTGGGTCTTAAAATATGGCGTAAATCGTAATGACTATAAATTGGGAAATGATAGGCGTAGTAATTGCCTTTATTGTTGTATTAGTATCTATAATACAATGGGCTATAACTAAGTATACAACGTATTTGTTACGGGAAACGAAAGAAGAACTGGATATAAAAAGCTTACATAAAAAAGTAGAGTCAGTAGAAAAAGACGTTAAAGAACTAGCCCAAGCTAACGTAGTTATGGTTTCTTCTTTTCATACTGAAATTAATAAGATTTTGCATAAGATGAACGGGGGCAGTAATGAGTAACGAGCTAAGAGTAATGGTTGTTGAAGATAATGAATTCGATATGACGGTTATCACATCTGCACTGGACGCTGCGGGTATAGACTACAAAGCAGTAAGTGATAGCAGAGAAGTCCTGCAAGTAGCTATAGAGTACAAACCGAGTATTGCGATACTTGATATACAAATGCCAGAATTCAATGGCAAACAAGTACGAGAACAGCTACTAACACGTCCAGAAACCTCCCATATTAAAGTTATTTTCCTAAGTGCCTCAGATAGTGCAGAAGATGTTCTATATGGTTTGAATCTACATTTCAGTGGTTACTTCAAGAAAGGTGTTCAGATAGGTCATGTAATCGACAGCGTAATGGCTATTGACTGTGTGACTAATATCCGTAAATCAATCAATGAGTATTCACACATTAGCCAACGTATAGCTAATAAGTATTTAGCACTCAGTCACTAGTATTAAGTAACGTAAAGGAGAAGACATGGGTGTGCATGTAAGAGGGACTCTTAGAGACCCTATGGGCAATATAATGCCTTTCACGAATATAAGGTTTACATCCACCCAAGGTCAGGGAGAAATGGTTGCACCCACCTTTGCAATATATAAAACCAATTCCGCAGGATATTACTCCTTTTATGTAGTAGATGGTGTTTACTATGTAGAGGTATTACAACTTAAAGAATACGACTTAGATGAATACGAAGTAGTAGGGGATGCTCTGGTTAACGCAGGAACTCCTGACGTGCTCACACTGGGCGAATTACTACAATTCACTACTTCGATACCTCCGCAGGATTTGCTGAACTTAGAGAGCTTCTGGGACGGTAAATTTACTGATTTATTCGGTCACTTTGACACTATTACTAAAAACTTAAATACCGCATTAATAGATGGGGATACCAGAGTACAAAACTCATGGACTACTTGGACTAATGACACTCTGGGAGCCAGAGCTGCTAAACGTCTTGAGATTACCCAAGCAGAGACCGCTAAAGTAATTGACCTAGCTTTTGCCTATTCTGATATTGCAGGCGATGAAATGGCTAAAAGAGTCAGTAAGGTAGAAACTTCAGCATCTACTGCGAGTAGTGACTTAGTAGCTTATAAGGAAGCTAATGGGGATATAGGTGCTAAAATCACGGATGCTATTACTGTCGCTAGTGGTAATATAAAAAGAGAATCAGTAATAGAAGCTAACCTGTATACTAAGGGTTTAGAGGCTGTAATAAACGATACCATTGTAGTAGACAATGCAGCAGCAAAACAAGAACTGAAATTAGTAAGAGACGACCTAGGTAATATAACAGCTAACTGGCAAGTGGAAACCAGAGTAGGTGACATAACATCCTCTATCGGCATGGTGAATGACGGTACTAAATCTGATGTGTATGTACAGGCTAATTCCTTTCATTTTATAGACCCGAATAGCAGAGTATATAATCCATTCTCAATAATAGATGGTACTGTGCATATGAATAATGTCGTCATTGGAAGTGACGATGATGTACCTCTTACTAGTGACAGACAATCCAGAGCTCTGCTAGTGGACTCCAGTACGTATACAGGAGACAATACAGTAAACTTTACAGGTAAGACATATAGTACTATTGGTTATGTCTCTGTTCGTTTGAAAGCCTCTGCAAGCCATGTGTCAGTAGTCGACCAAAGATTGGCGTTTACCGCAGTTGGAGTAGGTACAGCAGAATGGTCTGTAAACCCCTCTAACGTAGTTCTGACTACTCACCCAAGCAAAACCAACACTAAATGGCTTACAGCCTCTGCGTTTGGATACAACAAGCAAGTAACCATATCCACCACAATGGATGGCTTGACTGATTATGTAAATGTTAAATTACTAAGGCCTACAGATGGTATTGTTGGTTTCCTAAATAATGAGAAAGTGTTCTATAACTCTCGTTGGGGGTGGACGACACTAGCGACAGCTAGTACTGGTTTATTTAATGTATTCGAAGGCATTACCAGAGTGTCTAGTAATCTTGTGACTTATTCCATTGTTGAGGAGACAGGAGTAACCGCAACCATAGATTGGAATGGTGGGTATAAAGTTACCAGTATGGGTAGCAATGTAGACGAAGGTTACGTTTTATTTAAAGCAGAGTATTCTGGTGTAACCATATTAAGAAGGTTAACCATATCTAAGAATTATGGGAAATTCACCTCTATTACTGGTAGATGGAAAACCATTAAAGCTGCAAGTACAGGATTCAGTTTAAAAGTAAATAATACTAGTCTTCCTTCCATAATAACTAATAGTGGAGATGAACTGTGGCACAGCTTTGAAATAGAGATTAAATCTGGAACAAACAGCTTGTACCTACCCCCTATGTCTGATGGTTCAGAAATAACAGGAGTAGTGGTAACAGAAGGTGCAGTAGGAGACCCAGAGAATTTATTATCATTTGATGGTTTATACCCTAATCAAAATAAGACCCAGATAAAATCCAGTGACTTTGACTCTACAGCTACAGGTGATGACCGTAAAGGGTGGGCTATTTATGAAAATGGGGATTGTGAATTCAATAACGGTATTTTCAGAGGGGATTTGTACGCTACTAGTCTTACGCTAACTGAATCAGATACTAAAAAGTATAGTAACGATTCTATTGTTTATCCTGACGAAGTACTGAACTCTGAAATTGTATTCCCTGAAGTAGACCTACCTACTGCTGCTTCCCTTGGTGTGTACGGGGCTGAGTTAGCATTAAATACAAATTCCACAACCCAATTAAGCGGAAATTATAGTGCCCCTACGGAAGGCACTGCAGGGACTGGGTGGAAAGTTAATACGGACGGTGGGGCAGTATTTAATGAGATTGTTGCTAGAGGGCACATTGAAGCCACTTCTGGTAGTTTCACTAATGTTGTAGTGGATGGTGCCTTTACTACTAGAAGCGCAGTAATGCTTACTGGGGTCAAGCCTACAAGACTTGCACCCTTCATGGTGAAGCTTAGAAACGGTTCTCAAAGTAATAGAAGGCTTGATAGAAGGATTGATAGTGAGGAAATGTATTCAGATACTTTTATAGGGGACACTCCCTACCTTCATACTAGACTGACTCACCATGTTATGGATGTTAACTTTGAGATACTGAGTGTAATGGACTCCAGCCAAACAGCCATTGCTACGACAAGGGTGTACGTTAAATACGGTTACCAAAATAAGAGTGATAGAAGTTATACTTGGGATACGCACTGGTTTGAGTTTGTGAGAATATCCCACCCAAACCTCCATTTCCACACGGGGACATTGCCCTCATTTATATCTTATACCACTAAGGCTCGCGCATGGGATTTAGTCAAATTTTCTGTACGCACAGAAGGTGAAGCAGAAAAGGGTAGACCCATTGGTTTGTTCTACACAATAGAGGTGCTGAACCATGCTGTTTCCACTAACACAGAGCGTTCTATAAGGACGTATTACAATGATGGTGCTACCTCTACTACACCTGCAGGTGGGGGAAGCTTACCCCCCGAAGGAGATACTGGGGGCACAACGACTACACCTATTAAGTCTACTTCCACACTTTTAGAATCCGAGGGGCAACCCATAGATACTACTGAGACTATAAAGCTACACCCCTAGTGGAACGTAATTCACGTATACTGAGGGTACTCAGTATTATTAATATATTTGGAAGGACAGAGCATGTTAGCAAACTGGTTAAGACAAAGAATACTTGCAGCCACTACTGGAGATATCCTATTAGGAGACCCTGTAGCTGGTTTTATAGGATGCAGTAATGTGTTCACTAATGACGGTAGGGTGTATTACTCTGTTGAAGATGGTTTGAATAGAGAAACTGGTAAAGGCACCTATATACAGGCATCTAATTCAATACAACGCACAGAAGTGTTTGAGAGCCTCATTGAGGGTGTATTCACTAAAGATGCCCTATCGCCTATGGCACTGTCTGATAAGTCAGTATTCAGCGTTACAGCAACGATTAGAGGGCTTACTTCTCATGTTCCTGTATGGAAGGATATTGTGGGTAGATTACAACAGAATCCAAACACTGGTTATTTGAGTCCTGATACTAAGAACTTAGCAGGGAGTGTCGAAGCGTATTGTTATAAGAGAGATTTTATAGAATCTCTAGGGGTTACATTTGCAATTCCACACGATACTCAAGTAGGTGGACAATCGTTCCCACACATACGCTGGAGCCCTAATACACCTGATACTGGAATAGTTAGGTGGGGAATCGAGTTTATGGTCGCTGACATCGTTACAGGAGTCTTTAACGATACTACTATAATCTACTTAGAGCAGGCTGGTTCTAGTACAGTAAATAAACTACAAATTATAGAATCACTTACTCCTCTGGTTTCACCTGAACCAAACAGTTTAATCGTAGGTAGAGTGTTCAGAGATGCAACCCATGTAAATGATACATTTGTAGGAGATGGTTCATTACACGCAGTTGGTTTACATTACCAATCGAATCTTGTGGGTACTCCTAGTAGAACCCCTGATTTTGATATCTGGGAGTAAGTAGTATGTCGTATGGAGTATTCGAGCTAGGGTTAACACCTGTAGGTAGTAACCTGCGTATACCCACTATGGTAGTGGTTTCTAGATTTGAAATGGAATACCTACTAAAGGGTGGGGTAGAGAATACTTTCATATTTGAATTTACTCAGAATGCTTTCGCTAGTAATAGCCAAGCAATCCAGAACGCTGTGTATAATCATGTGGATGAATCCCATCTCATAGCTAACAGTACTTACAATTATTCAGAAATGAATGTTGGAGTTAAGAATGAAATAAGTGCTTATGTCTCTGTGGATGATGCATTGGATTACAATGTGTACATGTACGTCACTGATTCTACTGACATACACCACAAGATAAATAATGCAATTACTATGGATGTAGTCACTGGGTATACTCTGTACGCATTCGTTACAGATACTACTCAAGTGAACAGTAGCGTATATGCGTATGTTGATGCACCTATAGCAATAGAGAATGGCGTGTATAACTATGTAATAGAAAGTGTGGTCACAGCTAACTCAGTGTATGCACATGTCGATGCTGATGTGGTGGTTGACTACAGTGTTTACATGCACGTAGCACAAGATGAAACCATGGAATATGGCACATGCAGTTATGTTACTGGCTCAGGTGATATAGTATTTACTACCCAGATGTACGTGGATGAAGACACTACAATAACTAGCTCTAATTATAATTATGTAGATGATTCATCTAGTGTTAACTATAACCTGTACATGTATGCAGGTAGTACTGTGGCTATAGAAAGTAGTGTTTACAACTACACTGTTGCTGTACACGGTGTTACGTACAATTTGTACAATTATACTACTACTGTGGTAGGCCTATATAATAGCGTATACAATTATGTAGACAGCAGTTTAGTTACTAATTACAACGTATACATGCATGTAGAAGATAGTGTTGTATTAAGTAACAGCGTGTATAACTACATACTAAATACCCACACTGCTCCGTACAACGTGTACAATCACGTTAGTGCTTCAGATACAATAGAGAATAATGTGTATAATCATGTATCAGAAAGTGTGGATTTATTGCATTATCTCAGAGGGCAGTTGTTTACTACTATTGGTAACAACCTCAAGATTGTTGACAAAGTTGACCGTATTAAAACTATTTGTAAATAAAGGAAAAAAGTATGTCTATTATATCGAGTGAAATTAAGTTATTCCGTTCTACCAATTCATTAGGTGGAGCCATAACTGTAGATGAAGTAGTAGATGGTGTACTACATAACTTGTTTGATAAAGTTACCAGTGATGAATCTGCTGCTGGAGACACTGAGTACCGTTGTGCTTATGTACAAAACACTCATGGTACTATTACCCTAGAAGAAGCCATTTCTTACATTGCTGCTAACACTGCATCAACTACCACTGCTATACGCATTGCTGTTGGTACCTCAGCAGTAGGTGGAATAGAGCAAGCCATAGTAGATGAAAGCACAGCTCCTGCTGGAGTAACATTTGTTACTGCTGTAGACATTGCTAATGCAATTGCTTTAGGTGATATACCTGCTGGCTCTCATAGAGCTATTTGGTTTGAGCGTGTTGTAGATGCAGGAACTTTAGCAGCACCTATTGATGGTATAACTCTAACCACTCGCGGTTCTACGGTATAATACTATGAGCTTCAAGGACTACTACTACAAGAGCACAGATGGGGAGCATTTCCCAGATGCAGTTCTGGGAAGTAATCTGTTCTATGGTTTAGACTTTTCTTGTTGGTTAAAAAACGAGGAGGACACTCTTGTATCTATTGAGTGGACTCTCCCAGATGGTGTAACGTCTGAGGATGATTTCTTGCAGGGTACGGTAGGCAACATAAAGTTGTCTCCTACTCGTACAGGGTCTTTTGTTATTAACTGCGTTATAACTACGGAGGAGACATTAAACTTCTCCACGTTGCTACAAGAGAAATCCATAGATACAATTCTAAAGGTATTTTAGTGAAAGGGTTAGTTCATGATTGATGAAGAAGAAGGCTCGATACTTGAGCAAGCCAAGGTGGAGAGCCTTACTGATTGGACTAATCCTCCTAAAGTTTCCGACCTTAAATCAGATTATATTGAAGCTGAATCAGACCAGAGTGCTCACACAGCAGATGTGACTCGTTGGTTAGATATGATGAATGTGACAGGTAGTGCAGCAATCCCTAAGAAACAGGGACGCTCCACCGTTCAGCCTAAGCTTATTCGTAAGCAGGCAGAATGGAGGTATGCAGCATTATCTGAACCATTCATGACTACTACAGAATTGTTTGATGTAGACCCAGTGACATATGAAGACAAACGCTCTGCTGTACAGAATGCGTTAGTCATCAATAATCAAGTTAATTCCAAGATGGATAAAACTGCTTTCATAGACGAGTACATCCGTACTGGTGTGGATGAAGGTACTGTTATTGTCCGTGTTGGTTGGGATTTTGAGGAAGAAGAACAAGAGCAGCCTAAATACGCTTATAAGACCTCTACTGCTCCAGAACATGTTCAGATGCTCCAACAGTTATCTCAAATGGCTCAGGAAGACCCTGAGAGGTTTGAATTGGAAGTACCTGAACATATACGTAACTCACTCCAGTTATCCATGGAGCAAGGCGTACCTGTAGTCGCATATGAAGATGGTACCGAGAAGGTAATGGTGACCACTAAGAATCAACCCACTTGGGAAGTATGTGATTATCAAAATATCTCTGTAGACCCTACATGTTTCGGGGACTATGAAAAAGCTCAATTTATTATATACAGCACAGAGACTTCATTATCTGTACTGAAGAAAGATGGTAAGTATAAAAACCTAGACGCAATACCAGCTAGTGCTTCTACAATCAGTTCTACTGAATTTAATAATGACAATACATCCTCATTCACATTTAAGGATAAACCTCGTCAGAAGATTGTTATGCATGAGTACTGGGGATACTGGGACATTGATGGTTCAGGTATTGTTAAACCTATCGTAGCTGCTTACGTAGGTGATGTGATGATTCGTTTAGAGGAGAATCCATTCCCAGATAAGAAACTCCCTTTTGTCAGTGTGCAGATGTTACCTGTACGCAAGAGTAACTTCGGACAACCAGATGGTGAACTGATTGGAGACAACCAGAAAATCATAGGTGCTACCACAAGGGGTATGATTGATATCATGGCTCGAAGTGCGAATGCACAACAGGGTTATGCTAAAGGAACTTTTGATACTACGAATAGACGTAAATTCATTGCAGGTGACGATTACGAGTTTAATCCTACAATGAATCCAGACCAAGCATTCCATGTACACAAGTACCCTGAGTTGCCTCAATCAGCTATATTGATGAATCAGCTTATGTCTAGTGATGCAGAGTCTCTCACGGGTGTTAGACCCTTCTCACAGAGCCAGCAGGGAGCTGTAGGCTCTGAAACTGCCTCAGGCGTTAAGACTGCATTAGATGCAACTAGTAAACGTGATACAGGCATCCTGAGACGCTTTGTACAGGGCATCATTAAAATTGGCAGAAAAACTATTGCTATGAACCAGCAATTTCTTACTGAGGAAGAAGTGGTTCGTATAACCAATAGTGAGTTTGTTACTGTACGCAGAGACGACTTAGCTGGTAACTTTGATTTACGTCTTACGATAAGTACTGCTGAAGAAGATGAAGCCAGAGCACAGGAATTAGCATTCATGTTGCAAACTACTGCTCAGTCTATGGGTAACGAGTTCAGCCAAATTATATTGGCTGAGATTGCTACATTACGTAGAATGCCTGTATTGGCTAAGAAGATTTCTGAGTTCCAACCTCAGCCTGACCCATTAGAGCAAGAGCGTAAACAACTAGAAATAGAATTACTGAAAGCTCAAATAGAGAAAGAACGTTCTATAGTTCTTGAAAATCAGGCAGAAGCTGAACTAGACTACGCTAAAGTAGGTACAGAGAATGCCAGAGCTAAAGATTTAAGTAATACTGCTGACCAGAAGAATCTGGATTATTTAGAGCAGGAAGCAGGAGTTAAACATAACAGAGATTTAGATAGAGCATCCCAACAGTCTAAAGCGCAAACCAATACCAAACTAGTAGAACATGGTTTGAATAGGCAAGCTGCTAAAGAAGACAAGTTGATGGACACTTCACTACAAAGCAATCAGCCCTAATACTGGGGCTTAAAACTTAGTCCCTAGATTCTTAGGGGCAAGGACACTCGGAGTAAATAGTGATAAACAACGACATGCAGGAAATAGAAATAACCATTGAGGATGCTAAGAAAGCAATCTACTTAGGTGATTTAGTAACCAAATTGGAAAGTAATCCAGATTTCAAAGAACTCATTATTGATGGTTATTTTAAAGAAGATGCTGCTAGAGTAGTTATGCTGAAAGCAGACAAAGAATTTCAATCTTTAGCTCAACAAGATAAGCTGGATAAAGATATTATGGGAATCTCAGTATTCGGTGAGTACCTAAGAACTAAGAAGATACTTGGTTTAATGGCTCAGGAGTCCCTTAGAGAACACGAAGATACTCGTCAAGCGATTGTACAGGAGAACATCTAATGTCTGATGAACTTCTAAACGAAAGCGCAGCACCCGTAGAAGAAGCTGCTGAGAGCGTCTCAGAACCAGAATTTGATATGGGAATGTCTGATGAAGATTTCGAGAACACGAATTTTGAAGCACTCGAACAAGCGTCTGAGGAGCACCCAGAGGAAGAAACTCCTGTTGAGGAGCCAGACGTATCGGATGATGCTAGCGGAGACGCTGGAGAGCCTCTAGAAGCTCCTGCTGTTGAATTAGATAAAGCAGCAGAGTATGATAAGATTATGTCAGAGTTTAAAGCCAACGGTAAGATGGTGTCTTTAGACTCTGCTGAGGAAGCAAGACAACTCATGAAGATGGGTGCAGGCTACAACAAGAAGATGGCTGATATTAAATCAGACCAACGTTTTGTTAAGATGCTCCAGAATAATGATTTGTTGAACGAGGAGAAGCTTAGTTTTTTAATTGACTTGGATAAGAAGAATCCTGAGGCAATCGCTAAACTTCTTCAAGACAGCGGTATTGACCCATTAGATATCAATACTACTGAGAATACTGAGTACAAGCCTAATGCTTACACTGTAGATGATAAACAGGTGCAATTGGATACTGTTATAGAGGACTTGCAAGACTCTAAAGCTTATGCAACCACAATTGATATCGTTGGCAATAAGTGGGATGAAACCAGTAGAAATAAGTTAGCTGAGAACCCTGAAGATATACGCACTCTCAATGGGCATGTCGAGTCTGGCATATATGACCAAATTGCTGTTGTAGTCGAGAAGGAGAGGATGCTAGGTAAACTGCAAGGTGTTGATGACTTTGGAGCGTATAGGTTAGTAGGTGATGCGATGAATGCTCAGGGTGCTTTTAATAAGACTCAAGCCAATGGTGGTATTAATATTCCTGCTCCTGCGAAGAAGACTAACCCAGATGTTAACGATAAAAAACGTGCTGCAAGTTCAACCAAGGCGAAGCCTAGAGCGAATGAGCAATTTAATATACAAGACCTATCTGATGCTGAATTTGAAAAGAAATTCGGTGCAGGACTATAACAAGGCTATAAATCATGACTCAAAACTATAATGACCCAATTGGCGGTACTCCTTCAAGTATTGGTGACGAACAATTTAATATGTGGAAATATCAACGTAAAGCGTTGATTGAAGTAGCTAAGAAAGCTGTATTCTCTCCACTGGCTTCTACCATCAGTATGCCTAAGCATATGGGTAAAACCATTAAGCGTTACCACTACATTCCTTTGCTTGACGATGCCAACATCAATGATGAAGGTATTGATGCAGATGGTTTGATTGTTGAACAAGAAAAGACCATTAAAATTATCGGTGCATTCGGTAGTGGTACTGGTATCGAAAACATCTATGAAACAGTTTACGCTGTAGGTGCTGGCTCTACTTCTAGTAACGCCACAACTGCTGCTGAAGCTAAAGCACTAGATATCCTAGTGAATGAGCTTGGTTTCGTTGGTGCTGACTACGCTGCTGCTAAAGCTGATGCAATCGCTAAAGGTACTGCTGTAGATGATACTACTCCTGCCGTTATGTCTGCTGGTAACATGTACGGTTCGTCTAAAGACGTTGGTACTGTTGCAGGTAAGATGCCTCGTCTAGACGAGAATGGTGGACAGAAGAACCGTGTTGGTGGTCGTAGAATCGAGCTTGAAGGTTCATTTGAACGCTTTGGCTTCTACCGTACTTGGACTAAAGACTCACTAGACTTCGATACTGATGATGAATTACATATGCATCAGACTCGTGAGATGATGAATGCTGCACATGAAGTAACTGAAGATGCTATTCAGATTGACTTACTTAATGGTGCTGGCTTGATTCGTTATGCTGGTGATGCAACAGCTGTTGTTGAGTTATCTGGTGAAACTGGTGCAGTAGACTTAGTTACCTATACTGATTTGATGAAGTTATCAATCGACCTAGATAACAACCGTTGTGACAAAGACACTAAGATGATTCTTGGTTCACGTCTTACAGACACCAAAACTGTTCGTGCTACTCGTATCATGTACATTGGTTCTGAGCTACAGCCTATGATTGAACGTATGGCTGGTATTGATGGGGTTGCAGGTTCTGCATTCGTATCAATCGAGAAGTACGCTTCTGCTGGTACTTCAATTACTGGTGAGATTGGTAAAGTAGGCCAGTTCACTATCGTTGTAGCGCAAGAGATGATGCATTGGGAAGGTGCTGGTGCTGCCGTTAGTACCAATGACGGTTATCGTGAAACTGGTGGAAACTACGATGTCTACCCAATGTTGGTTGTTGGTAATGACTCGTTTAACACTATTGGTTTTCAGTCAGATGGTAAGAGCTCTAAGTTCAAAATCATCAACAAAATGCCCGGAGAAGCAACTGCTGACCTTAACGACCCATATGGTTTAACTGGCTTCAGTTCAATCACTTGGTTCTACGGCAGCCTCGTTGTCAGACCGGAACGTATAGCAGTAGTCAAGACCGTTGCTGAATGGTAGGAATTGACAGTACGTCCTGAGTATTAGCCACCTACGGGTGGCTTTTTAGGTGAAAGTTCTTGGAAAGGTTTCTGAGACAGTCGAAACGACACAATCCACAAACAAGGTACACATCAATGAGCGAAACACTAGATTTACTAAAAACACAAGCCGATAAGATGGGAGTTAAATACTCTCCAAATATCGGAGAAGCAAAGCTCCAAGAAAAAATCAATGAAGCTATTATAAAGGAATCAGAGAAACCAGTTAAGAAAGCTGCATCTGCTCCTGAAACCAAAGAAGAAAAACGAGCTAGAAAACGTAAGGAAGCACTGGAACTAGTGCGTGTACGTGTAGCCTGTTATGACCCTACTATGAAGAAGAAAGCTGGTACATACATTATGGCTAGTAATGGTGTAGTGGGTACTGTGCGTAAATTCATCCAATTTAATAAACCATGGTTTATGCCTCGTATACTAGTTAACGTAATGAGAGAGAGTGAATACCAAGGCTGGATTGAAGGTAAGTCTCAGTATGGTATTACCCAGATGGTCTCCTCAATGGAAAAGCGTTATAACGTCACTGAACTGGCTCAAATTACTCCACAAGAGTTAGAGAACATTAAGAAGCGTCAGACAGTAACTGAATCACTACAGGATTAATAAATGCCAACTTTACCAGTATTACCCGAATTACCCGTACCTATAGAAATAGGGCTGAAAGATGTTACTACAGGTACTTTGGATGGTACTGGTATTTTTGATGTACTAATGCACACTGCAAAAGTACATTTGCAAGAAGAATTCTCGATGGGAAGAATCACGTCAAGTGATTATTCCCAAGTGTACCTTGGAGTAATGAACCAGATAAGCGGACAGGCAATGTCCTACGCTTTAGCCAAGGATAAGACAGCACTAGAAGTAGCCATATTACAGTTACAGCAACAGACAGCCGCACTAAACCGTGAGAAGGTTATAGCAGACACTGCTGCCGTATACTCCAATATTGCAATGAATGACGCACAGACGCTCATGCTGGCTGCACAGAGGGCTAATGTAGAGTCTGAGAATGGCAATATAATTAAACAGGGAATTCTCCTTACACAACAAACTTCAATGAGTAAATCTCAAGAATCGAATGTTAAGGCAGAATACTCTAATATTAGTAAGCAGGGTTTAGCCATAGATGCTGATACTGATATGAAGAAAACCCAGACTGCAAACGTTGCAGCGGGTACTGCTAACACAGTAGTAGAAAAAGATAATATAGTTAAACAAGGTTTGATGATTACTCAGCAAACTGAAATGAGTAAAGCACAGCAAGTCAATGTTGAAACAGAGAAAGGTAACATAGTCGCACAAGGTGGTTTAATCACAGCAGATACTAATGTTAAGGTTTCTCAATTATTGAGTATGCAAGAAGACAGAGGTGTAAGTGCTGCACAACAGGCTCTTACTAAACAACAAGTAGAACTAAACAGACTACAGCAAGCCAATTTAAAGAAAGAAACTCTGAATGTACCGAAACAGGGTTTGCTAATAGACGAGCAGCGTAAGATGGTTACTGCTCAGAGTAAGAATGTAGGAGCTGAGTTCAGTAATATAACTAAACAGACTGATAACCTCTCAGCAGACAAAGAGCTTAAACGTGTACAAGCTCTAGGGGTTACACAAGATACTAGTAACAAGTTACTTGAGAGAACCAATATAGCTAATCAAGCTGGTTTGATAGCCCAACAGACTTCAATAAGCGAAGCTCAAGAACTTAATGTTGAGAAGGAGAAAGCTAACATAGTTGCACAAGGTGACTTAATCCTTGCTGACACCGCAGTGAAAGGTTCTCAGTTGTTGAGTATGACGGCAGAACGTGCAGTTTCTGGTGCCAAGACTAATCTTACGAACAAACAAGCTGCTATGGTTGAAGCAGAGAAAGGCAATGTAACTAAGCAAGGCAATGTAATTACCCAGCAAGAATTAAACCTCAAATCTGAAGTGCAGAATAATACTTCACAGAGAGCCTTGTTAGGTGCTCAGGCGAACAAGGTAGGTAAAGAGGGTTCTCTAGTAGAGAAACAAAGTTTAGCAGCAGTTCAATCAGCAGCATTAGATAGAGCTAGAGCAGCAGCAGTAATAGAGGATACTAAGGTAGCCTCAGGTACCCGTGCTACTCTAATAGAAACTGCTAAGAATACTCTTCTTAATCTAAAAGAAGACCTTGTTGGTTTGAAAGATAGAAATCTAGTACTGAAAGAAGAATTAAAACTTGCTGGTAATAAAGTTAAAGTGAGTGCTGTTGAATCATCAAACGCTGCTCTTAATGACATTATTAAAGTGCGCCAGAATACTACTTCTATTTCAAACAGTGAAACTCAGATAGCCAAAGACAAAGTTAATATGTCTAACAACGAGAAAGCTGCTGTAACACAAACAACTGCTGAATTACTATTACTAACTAATATACTGGCTCGTAATAAAATACTTACTCAGCAGGCTAATCTTGCAGAAGAAGAAGTTAACTTACGTAAAGAGCAAATAGATAACCTAAGCAATGATAATGGATTCAAAGCATGACTATAACGATAGACGAACTAACCAAAAATGAGATAAATGGTACAGGTGTGTTTGACGAGCTTATGCGCTCTGTTAAGGCACACTTACAGGAAGAAGTGGTATCAGGCGCTCTTACTCCAGTAAACTACGCTAGCGTCTATCTAGGAGCATTACAGAGCACTATGGCTCTGTCAGTTGAGTTCTTATTAAACAAGGATAAAGCAAATGCTTCTGTTGAGCTGCTAAAGGCACAGAAACTAAACGTGGATAAAGAAAGGGAAATATTAAACCATAAATTAACTCTAGCGTCCGTAGAAGTAGATAACTCACCTTTCCAATATAAATTATTATCAGAACAGGTGGATAAGGCGAAGGAAGAACTCCTTGTACTTAAGCAAGATAGGTTGAATGCTATACAGGGTGAGTACTTACCTAAATGGCAGATAGATAAGATAAAGGCAGAAATAGCTCTGTATAACCAGAAGGCTAAAACAGAGAAAGCTCAGATACTAAATAAAGTAGATGATGTGGATGTAGCTGGTATAACTGGTGTACAGAAAGCCATGTATAAGAATCAGTCTGATGGTTATCTGAGATTGGCTGAACAGCAGAATGCTAGATTATTATTGGATGCATTTGCTGTACTACAAAGTAATGCTGGTTTAGATAACTTTGAT